AGATTTGTACTCAGATATTATCTCAAGAAGCTGATGTCTTTTTTGATATTTCATTGAGTAGTGAAGCTATCTGATCTAGTTTATCAGATTGTTCTTCAACTTTGTTTTCTAAATTTTGTAATCTTTTCCAACCACTTTCATTATTAGTATTACCAAGAATAACTTTTGATTGTCCAGATACTCCATATGTTTTTTTTGTTAAGTCGTATGTAGCCATTGTTTTCCTATAGTTATGAAAGGGTTTTAATAAGGGGGATATAAATACCCCCCTTAAAATTAAACAGTATTATACTGCTGTATCTAGTTGTGCGTCTGTGTTATTATCAGTTTCATTAATACCTGATATATCACACATTACAGCCCAAACTCTGATTTTACCAGCTCCTGCTGCTGCTCCAAGTACAAGTACATCTAAAGTATCAGCTGATGCTGCTATATGTCTAGCAGTTGCTGTTGCTGCAGAGTATCCTGTCGCATTTGTGTCACCATCAACATAAATGTCAACGTCACCACCTGTGATACCTAAGTCTAAAGTAACTGAACTAGAAAGTGCAGTAAGCACTTCAATTCCAGCTTCCATAACTAAAGTTTCAGCAGGTATGTCAAGAACTCTAAGAACATCATTTTGTGCTGCTCCATTATCTCCGTTGATTGTTGATACGTCAATAGTGTTTTCTACTAAGTAAGGTGTTCTACCATTAGACGGGTGTCCAGTAGTTCCACCTACGCCTGTTACGTCATAAGTTGCCATAATTATCTATCTCCCTTCTAATTAACCAATTGTTATTACGCCAGAGTAAACTGCTTCAGTTCTTAGAATTTTTCTTCCAAAAACGTGCAGACCTCTAACGATGTCTGAAAATGAATCAGGGTCTCTGATAAGTTCTGTTTTCGCAATATGGTTTGCAGTAGCTACCGCTGACTGGTGACCATAAAGGAAAGCATATTCATTAGAACCTGCTGATCCAAAAGTTTTATTTGCTGCTGATCCGCTTGATACAGCTATTGCATTAGTAGAATACATTCTAAAACCAAATAAAGGTCTGTCTGTAATCATACCATTTCTCATAGCTGAAGCTGAACCATCGTTCATTACAGATTGATCCATAATTTTCGCACCTGCTTTTCTAATTTGTTGATAGAAAGCTGGTGGAGCTACGAACCATCTGTTTTCTTCTGGTACATCTGAACCGTCAAGAACTGTTTTAGCTGCTGACATAACGTCTACTAAAGTATCTGCTGCCGCATCACCATCAATTGGTGAACCGTCAGTACCTGTAGCTGAAGCATTTGTAGATGCTCCATCATAGATTGCTTTTAGTACGTTAAAGTCATAGTTCTTTTTAAGTGCGTAAGCACCTGAAGAAGTTGCAAGAGCTTCAAAGTTTACGTGTGATTGTCTTTCTTCGATGTCATCTACTTTAAACGCAAAATACGAACCTTGGTCGACAGTCAATTGAATTTGATCGTCTGCAAGTGTTTCTGTGTTTACTGTTTGACCTCTAGCGTAGTCATTCACTGTAATTGAAGGCTCTTTGATTATATTTACTGTGTCGCCAAAATTTTCAATTTCCCCAGCGTAATCAGTGTTTGTAATATCTTCTACAACTGATGCACGTCTGAAAAACTTTTGAACCTTCTGACTATAAATTGCTGGAGCCCAATTACCTGAAGGTAAGTTTTGGTATCCCGCTGCTTTTCCCATTGTTGCCATAATGATTGCCTATTGTTTATAGTTGTTATTATTAAGGTTGAACTCTACCTTCTCTAATAGCTTCATCAATTTCGGCTTCGTACTTCGCAAACGTTCTTGGGTTCATCTTAGCAATCTCAGAGTTAGACCAGATTTTCTTTGTAGGAATCTCTGTCTCTGTTGCTTTAGTAGTTTTTGTTATAGCTTTTGCTGCCTCTTTTTTAAGAGACGTTTCCTGTTTCTTACTTAATGTACTAGTACCATTGTCCATTTTATAAAGGTCAATAGCTCTTCCAGCTAGTTGTGCATTAGATGTATTTTCATACAACCAACTTTGAATAACTGGATCTTGTTTACTAGCCCATTGATGAAACTCATCTTTTTGACGAATCTCACTAAAGTCAGGATGCATCTTTAACAATTCTACTTCAGCTTTTTCTTTGCTTATCTGTTCCTGTTGAGCTTGTAGATTTTGGTATTTCTCCTCAATCTCTTTTGCTCTAGTATCAGCTTTTGTCATAGCTATGGTTTCAACCATATCATAAACATCAGGATACTCTTTTCTCCAAGCCTCAAGTTCATCTTTAGACTTAGGTGGAACAAACTCTTTTGTAGATGTTTCCAATTGCGTTCTTAAAGTTCTAACCTCATCTTTGTGCTTTGATAAAGTAGAATCATAGTGTTTCTTCAAATCGTCATAACGTTTTTTAAAAACACGATCTTCTGCATTTTCAGGGCGTTCAGTTGAAGGAGTAGCTTCGCCATCGGAGCTTGCAATTTCTTCAGATGTTTCAGTGTCCTCTTGAACGGTTGCTGTTTCTGCTTTCTCTAAATGATATTTACCTAATTCACCTTTTGCGAATGCTTCAACTTCTGGATCATCAACATCATCTCTTTGTTTTTGATACATAGATTTGCCTTCAGGCTTCTTAAATAGTTTATCATTTTTTTTAACTTCTGTTTCATTTGAAACTTCAGTTACTTTTTTTTCTTCTTCCATTATTTTTCCTCTTAGGTTGAGTGCCTTATGGATAAGGGTAGCTCACTTCCATAATTTGTGGGCTGAATCTATGCTAGTTCTAACTGACCTTCATCTATTGCTACAGTCTCTGGAGCAATTTCTGAATCGGCACTAGGGTCTTTGACCATCATGCCGTTTGGGTTAGCCGCTGTCATATTTTCAGGTGGCACATTTGTATTATCTGATTGTGACTCAGATAATTCTGTAACGAATCCTTGTACGGATTCCTGCTCGCTAGAACTTGGGTATTTTCTAACTGCAAAATTCTTTACTACTGATACTGGTAATACAACATTTTCTTCTGTACTTGTAAATTGATCTATTACTGAACTTGCATCAGGTGCTATTTTTTTTAATATGGTTGCTAAACTTGGAGCTAATACCATATCTAATTGTACTTTTTCTTCATCAGATAAAGCATTTAATTTTTCTACAACAGCAGGATCTTTAGCTTCTGGTTTTTGTACCATAGCTGCTGGTGCTGTTTTTTCTTGTGCTTGAGCTGGTGGTTTTAAGTTAGACATATCAGGTGCATCTGGTGTTTTCATACCAGCATCCATTAATCCTGTTGTTGTTACTTTACCATCTGGTCCTATTGCCATTATGCTCTTCTCCAATGTGTTAAATTATATTTACTAATTTGTTTATCGCTTACAAAGTTACCTAGCATCCAACATACGGGTTCACCTATACCTGCATATATTCTACCTAGTAAATCAAACTTACCTTCGTTTAATCTCCATGCAATATCATTTGCTCTGTGTTGTGCAATATGTTTCCATATCTTTCTATATCTAGGATACTTCTGCATATGTTTTACAGTTGGTTCTGCCCAAAGTAAATAACCTTTAACGTGTGTTTTAGATAATGTTTTAAATGTAAATTTTGTATCTCTTACCCAATCTCTAGTAGATAATTCTCCTGTTCTGTGTAGATCTGTACAAATAACTCTTCCGCTATCTGATTTACCTCCACCTCCACCTGTAGTTGCTCCACCTGCAGGACCTTGAGTAGCTTTCTGTGTTGCTGTTTTTTGTGCTTTATAATCTTTTTGTTGTTCTTTCATTCTTTCTGTATCTGCTTTAAATTTATCAGATACATTTTTAGTAGCTGCTGTTTTTTCTCTACGTGCAATTCTCTTAGCACCAGCTGTTTCTAAATTACCAAAAGCAGAATTCCTATTCATACCTGCATATAAATCTGTTGCAGGGTTTCCAGCTATTCTTTGACCATCAGTGCTACCACCTCTAACATTAAAATAACTTTTATTCATTTTTTGTATATTTGTTTCTTCTGGTAGCATTCCACCTATTACAGCACCTAATACTTTAGCTGCTCCAGTTATAACTTTAACTGTTGGGCTTTTAGATACTATATTAGCTATATCAGCTTTTAAACCTGTAGCTTTTGATGTTACTTTTTGTAGACCTGTGGCTTTTTCTGGTGCTGCTTGTATTTTTGTAGGATCAAATCTTTCTTTAAATTTAGCAGAGTCTGATCTATATTGGGTTTGTGGCTCTAATCCTAACTCAACGTTAGCTTGTGATTGTTTTAATTGTTCTGCATAAGTTTGTGTAGGTTTTTCTTCGCCAGCAAAAGACTCAGTTAATCTTTCTTTAGTCATAGGTTCAGCAGCACTTCTAACTTCTGCATCTTTTACTTCTGGAGTCTTAAGCATAACACCACTGTAGTCTTGACCACCACCTTCTCCACCACCAGTATTTTGTGTACCTAATTTTAAAAATGGATCTGCTACTTCAATTTTTTTCTCTTCTTCTTTTTTAGGAGTAGTAGTTGTAGTATCACTAGTTGCAAGAT